TTGGTTGTTTTGTTTTTTTGTTGTCTTCATATCTGTATGAATCTCATTTATAATAGATGTTTGATTATGGTATATCTTTTTGCGAAGCTGTTGACGTTTCTTCATTTTATCTTTAATTCTATCTGTCAACTCCACCCTAGGCAACTCTTTCTTTTTTAGAGCCTTTTGGGGAGGTGATGATGTGGTGTGCTTTTGTTGTTTTTGTTTTTGTGACCTCGTAACAACACCTTCAGTAATGATGGTGCTTGTAGCAGCGATGTTCTTACTATTCTGACTTCTTGTTTTGACCATCGTGGTTATGATTTTATTTAACTTGTCTTGGTATGCGATATGTAGTATGCTACATATAGTATACGATTAACGTTTAAGTTGATTTTATATATGTTATATCTTACGTGTTATATTTTCGTTTTATATTTTACTGCGGTGTCTCTGCAACCGCTGACGCAATAGGCTCTTCCAGTCTTTGAATCTCCGTCTTATGCTGTTTAACAACATAGTTGAGTGAAAACAAAAGTGACCCTGGCTCCAACTTGTTTACAAACTCAACCACATAGTTAAATGTCACACTATTCTTATTCTCGCGTAACTCTTCAATATACTTCTTATTCAATGCAAACATATGTTTTTTATACTGCGGAGGAAACTCTGCAAATGGTTTCTTCTTAAAAACAAAACAATCCAAATAATTTTGATGCAGATTGCGCGTAAATGAATGCACTTGGCTCCGGTAGTAGCTAAAGTCGCCCTTATATTCCGGAAACGACTTCAAGTAATCAGCCACGCGTCCGCCATGGCGCAAAGTCAAATATTGCAACTGCAGTTTTTGTTCATTTCCGCGAATATTTTTCACCATCTCATACATCGGATTGCGCAACTTCATGCGCTCGCCAGTAACCATATTGTAAAATACGACTCCCATCATATTATACGCCGAATTCATCGATGCATATTCTTTCTTAAAATGTTTAAATGTGTATTCTGCGCCTGCACCTACACCTTGTTCATTCAATGAAAGTGTTTTGGGCACCTTCATGTTCTCGCACTTGATAATATTTTTCAAAAATCCGTCACGATTGTGTTGAATAATTTCTAGTTTATCATTTTCTTGTGTTATGCGATACACTGCAATAAGATAAATTGTTGGCGCAGTAATCGGCAAAACAATCCGATTTTTAGGATGTTGCAACACAAAACTATATACCACATCTTTCGGCAATTCCTCATAGTTAAAACCAATCTTTGCACATGTCTCAAAAAACATATTTCGAAAGGTGTCACTCTCCCTTATTTCAATCTCTTCTTTCGGGTTCTTGGGCGAATAAAATAGCGCTTTTGCACCAATCGTATTCTTTGTAGCAACCTCCCATGCTTCTCCACTAGCACCACGAGAGTAAAAAAGGTTAATCATGGTGCCCTCTACAAACTCTTCTGCATACCATTCATTCGTGTTTGTTTCCGTGATTTCACACATAATGTTGTTTGCATCAAAGTGCTTCTCAAGTTCATCTGTAATATATAGCGACTTGGGTGGAGAATAGCAAACTATTTTTCCCTCTTCATCAACAACAACTGACCGCAACATGCCAATCGTTTTATAGTCTTCATATGTAACACCCATGCCACGTTTGTCATATTTAATAATCGAATACATTCCCGTCGCAGTCTTCCAATGTTTCATTGTTAATTTAAGATGATTAAGGATTTTCTGAATTTCTTCGTCAATATTTGTTGTATTTTGACTTTGACTTTGACTTTCTGTATCTGTATCCGTTTGTGTTTGTTTCCTTCCATTATGCTGTTGAATCAACTCCAACAATCTATCAAAACCCTCAATGCTCTTAAGATTAAACATTTGTTATTAGAATCCGGCGGTTATGCTGTGTTATGAAAAATATATATGCGTGTGTATGTATACTTATATGGTGATGTCTTTATGTATATTTAAAAATTATTATATTGGTTAGATTGGTTAGATTGGTTATCTACATTTAATAATATAGTAATAAAAATAAATAAATATTCATTGATATATATATTCATATATATTCATATATATTCATATATACATTCATAAAAAATTCTATTATATATATAAGTAGTCAATGTCAGAAACATATTCACCCTCACCCTCACCCTCACCAAAAAAACAAGAGTTACAACCCCAAAGTGTTGACATTGGTCTAGGTGATATTATACAAATTATTGCTCCAACTAACTCAACTATACATGACCAGATTTATTTGATAGTATACATCGACGACCAAAAAATTAAACTAATTAATGCATCAAATGCATCGCGTCTTGTGCTTACTATGAGTCCATCCGGAGGATTCACAGATGAATCTATTACTGGAATAAATCTTTTAGACTCTTCTGAACATCCCGAATATGCACGCCAGAATGATTTACTTCCAGGCAAATGGATTGACATCCGCTTTGGTGGAGATTTACCAACTATTATTACTGGACAAATTACAAATTTAGAGAATGATAGAATTGAAATAAAAGCATACCCCGGCGAACAAGTGTTTTACATTGACTTTGAATACAAAGGTATTCCTGAAAATATACCCATTGAAGAGATAAGAATACGCAGCCCTCCCACAACTATCGAAGAAGAGAAAGGCAAAGCTTTGGTTGCATCTGTTGCTGCTGCTGCTGCTGCCCCCAGTGTTGAATCACAAGATACTTCAGCACGCCAACAAGAAGAAGTCGGCGTTGAACCTATTTCTATAAGTCGCATAAGAAAGTCGCCAACATCGCCAGGTGCTGCCGGTGAAGCATCCGCGGCGCCCCCCGTAGAAGAAATTCAAACCGCGCTCAAAGAAATTTTATTTGATGCCGACTCCATTGTTTTCGGCGAAGAATTAGAGCCGATTGTCCAGTTTGTTGAGCTGCCCGAAGAACAAAAAAGATACAGCATCGAAAGCCAAACAAGTGACCTTCTAAATGAACTAGTTTCAAAATACCCCAATGCTGAAAGGACAAAATCGGTTTTAAATAATATTCATACGATTATTGAACGTTTTCAGCAACTTCGCGACGAGTTTTCCAATTTTGATGCAAACGGAAATGCAGTTATTCCCGAACGTAGACTGGAACACTATAAACCTCTTGCAAAATCGCTGGTAACCTTAAATCAGAAATTATTCTGGCTTCTTCCTGTAGCCAAAAATATTCGCAAATTCTACAATGTAGAGTCATCCAATGCATCTGACTTTACGTTAAATAATATGGAAGAAAGTCTTGAAGAAACAAATGCGCTTTTTGAGGACTATGCGTCAAATAAAGATTCCTTCCTTTCTTATATTTCAAAGATGAGTGCATATATTACACCATTTACTACACCAGAAACTGCAACTACACAATTCATACAAACAAATATTAGTGCAGTATTAGACAACTTGAATGACTTTTATTCTAGTATTGTGAAAGGCGACAAAATAAAACGTAATCGGTTTGTTATCCAGACTTATAACATGGGACTCACACATCTCCAAATTAGAAAAGGTATTTCATATGGACGTAAAACAAGTGAAATTGTGGAGGTCATTCCTATCACAAGAAGCGATAAAATAAATATTACATCTTACTTAAGTCTGCCGGAACCTGCTATGAATTTTTCAAATATTTCACTTCCAAATACAAACATTATGCGACGCGCTGATGTAAACCGACACTTTGTTCCATACTGGAATTTACTTCGAAAAAATACGAGTATTACACAAAAAACGATTGAGCTGGAAGAACGCGAGTCGCATAGTCAATACTCTTCTGATGAGCTTGCAACGCTTGCGTCCAGTTTTGTGTCGTTTGTTGCCGACCAAGACATCGACTCCGACGAAAAATATAGAAAATTCATCGAAATGTTTGTCCCAAATACGGAGCTTTTAATTGACGTTATGAGCAAATATGCAACGGGAAGTATAACTCTTAGCAACTATCTCGCAGTTCTTCAGCCGTTCATGGTGTATATGCGCGACTTGACTACACGTCAATACTCTTTATTTGCATCCATGATTGAGCAGAAAGTGCTAGAGTATAAAAAAATACTTGTCCAAACTGCTCGCGAATATGCCACACTTTCAAGTGCAAAATACGCTGCAAAATATGCGGCTTCATCTAGTTTATACAATTTGTTGAAAGATTCGCGTCAGGTTGACTTTGAAACTGATATTCTCAGTATTTATGGTTTGGCACCCGAGAATTATAAAAATGTTGATAACCGCCAGCAAAATACACCCAGTCGTTCAGCGGGAGCAGTTGCAGGTGGCGGGGTTGGCGCAAGCTCAAGGGCAGAAGCATTAGGACCACCGCCACCATCCAAAACGGATTTTGAGTATGATGTTTCCTCATTTGCTAAAACACCTATAGAACGCGCCATTGCAATGTCTGCAAAAAAGGTTGAAGCAAAAAATGGAGGCGCAATTAACCCGGAAGATTTTGACGATGTCATTGCAGTTTATAATGAGTTGAAAAGAAGTTATCCCGATGACTTTGCAGAAGCAATACGAATGCGCGACGATAAGTCACTCGTCCAAAGTGAAATTATTTACCCAATTGTAGTTGCAATGGTAAAAGCAGATAGTGAACACAAGCGCATGAAACAACAACTAGAACGTCGTGAAATATCTGCTGCGAAATCTATTTCTTCTATTTTTCCCGACGTGTCTTTTACAAATAGTGAAATCTTATATCGTCTTATATGTATTGATAACGCGCGACTTTATATGAATACGATGGCATTAATCAACGAAGACCTTGTAACTCCTTTTGATTTTGACCAATTATATGCCCAAGAAAAGAAGAAATACGAAGACAGAATGGAAGACAATCATACAAAAAATGAGTGCAAGAATTTTGTCCTTGCTAAAAAATACAATGACGCGCTAGAAATGAGAGACGATGAAGATGTCGAAGTTCACTATGACAAGGTATATGACTTTACCGACTATGGATTCCTAAAAAAACTAGAACACGAGCGTAAGAACTATTCGTCACCCGATTTCGAAACGTTTCTAACAAGTCGTTATATGAAAAAGACGAAACTTCCCATGCATGATGCCAAGTCGGAAATTCGCGACATGTTACGTGGTAAACGTCTTGTTCAGGATGGACAATACGCAGTTTTGGTTATAGACGACGAAGAGGGTGTTGGGGGTGCTGGGGTTGGGGGTGCCGAGGGCGAAGAAGGAGGGGAAGAAGGGGGAGCAGCCTCTGGAACCAGGTATGAGTATTTTATTCGAAATAATGGCAAATGGGTCAAAGATGATACGATTCCTTCATCAACAAGTATGTATGATACATCTTATTTTTGCAACGTTAAAAGCAATTGTTTTGCAGTAAATAAAAAATGTATGACTTCAGATTTGGCAGAAGATGCACTCAAAGATGACATTATTACAAAAATGTATGACGAATTTGATTCTCGATTTCATCAAAGTCGTAAGCAAATTTTGGATGCCGTATATCGTAAATACAACTACTCACTTGACAATATTGTAAAAATGATGAGTATACGCCGTTACAATACATATAAGTATAATGACAAGCAATACTTATCTGGCATCGATATTGACCTTTCCAGTAAAGAGCGTGTTTCACCATATGCGCGCATTTTTGACCTCATTCTTGGCCAAACCGATTATGTAAAACGCCAGAAAAATATTATGCGATTTATTCAAAAGTTTACGCGCAAAGCGATTGAAGTCAGCGCTTCCATGTCTTTAAGTGTTGAAAATGAAAGCCCTTATTGGTTATATTGTAAAGAGACAAATACAAAACTAGTTCCGTCATTCTTTGAGACAATTGCATCCGTTTTTTTGAACCAGGGCGATATTATGTTGGCGATTGACACAATATGTAAAGAACGTGGTTCCATAAGCGAAGACGGCGATGCCTGGACCGACAAATATAGTGGTTACGTTATTAAACAGATTGATATGGACACTGATGAGGGATACGATGCTGCAGGATACAAACTACAATCACGCGACGTTATTGAAAAAAGTGTTGGCGAAACATTGATTCAAAGTATAAAAGACACTAAAATTCCAACATTTAAAAACCCGGATGCTCAGATGATTAGTGGAATATTAACAACAATGACAAAATATATGGGGATTGACATGGAGTCGCAGCGTGTATTTATCGTTGAAAGTGCCATGCGATTTTTGTATTCGTCTTCTTTCCCGAAAGAAGAAGCATATAACGCTAGTGGTCAAAGTCAGGCATCTGCATCTAGTTCTCGCAAGATGAGTTATAAGACATTTAAAAACATGACCATACTTGTGCTAACATTGGCCTATTTGATTGTATCAATCCAAGTTTCGATACCTTCTATAAAAACAAAGAAAACGTTCCCAGGATGCATTCGTTCATTTGTCGGATATCCCATAGACGGCGACGGCGACAACTCTTCGCTAAAATATGTTGCTTGTATTGCATTTAAGATAAAGACCGGCGTCGAACCATGGGATACGCTTTCTATATTAAAAACCGAGGAAAAACTTGTAAACCAGATTCAAAGTCTGATTTCTTCATGTGTTCTTAAGAATTCTACATACCAAACACGCATTGCAGAAAAGCGCGAATATAATAAGATAAATGTCTCCGAAGAACTGCCAGCAGTCCATGATATTCGCAACTGGATTACATTTTTACCGCCGTTATCCCGTATTAAAATACGCACTCCTGAACCCCTCTCGCCTGCATTTAAAAATTCACTCCAAGAAGAGTTTTCGCGTGGTCAGAGGTCACAGGTTGAAAAAATATCGGCAATCAAGTCAAAAATCATCTACTATTCTCTTGCAATACAAATGATGGTTCAGAATGTGGTTGACCGCGAGAATTTGATTTTAACGAGCGCATCAAATGAACCATTTGTTGAAAATGCTTGCTGTAATCCGGAAGGTTCTGTAAATACGATTCAATATTTTGTAAATAGTGAACCACTTATTAGCGACTATGAGGCAAAAGTTCGCCAGCTTCGTGATATCATGCATGACATTATCGATATGCAAAAGTCGGTTACGCTGCTTGACCCTACAAATACAAGAACAAAGTATCCTGAAATTCCGGCATCATTTCAAGAAGATACGATATATTTGGCATTTATTACTTATTGCAAATTCAATAGCGATATTCCCGTCCCTGAAAATATTCAACATTTGTGTCACAATAAGCCGCCTGCATCACTATATGACAAGAACAATAGCGACGAACCGATTAAAAATATCGTTGCAAAACTAAAAAGCAGCGGCGAGTATTTGTATACGGAAGAATCGCTTCATGCACTTTTGGACATTGTAAATCGTGAACACATCATCCCATTTGACTTCAGTAAAAAGGACATATCATATGCCCAACAAATTCGCGACTTAATACAGGCGTGTCAGTCACAAGCACCCGGAAAATGCGATGTCCCAGAAATATTTATGCAAAAGATTCTCACGATTATGGACACCTATGACTATAATATTAAAATTACAGAAGATACGCAAGAGTTGCGCGAATTGGTCAACTACTTGGCTGAGTCAAATGGTGCAATGGTAGGCGAAATTATGCAGTTTCTAAATGAACAAAAGCGCATGGATGGTCGAACACATGCGCGGTTTGTCGACTTTTTAACAAATCCGGCAAGTTTTAGAAAAATGGGCGTTGGCGATGGTATTTTATGTCCGAGGCGCGATACTGCCACATACAAGGGGATGCAGTTTGTATTGAACCAGATGCGCAACTTGGTAGAGGTTTATCCCAACTTAATCCTAAATAATATTGACTATAAGAAGATATCTGTTCCAAAACACTGGGGGCTTTCACCAGTTCACATTCGCGATATCCAAAATATAATAAAGGTCTATTATTCGCGCCTTGATAAATTCTTAAAAGACAAGGATAGTATTTTGAAGGATGTTATGAAAAATATACAAAAAAGTGCGCAAGATTGGTTACGATTTGGAACCCATACACCATTATATGCGCGTGTAATTGATATAGTTGACTTTGGAGTTGACGGCGAAGATGTTGAATTTGATTTGGCTGAGAGTGACATTGCGCGTGGTGGACCCGGACGAGGACGTGGAAGTGCGCGCGGGCAAGGTGGGCTTATTATACAAAGTATACTCGAGTCAAGCAGAGCGGAGGCATCCGCATCATCGCGTCGCAAGCAAAAAGGCGAAGAGTCGTCGGCAGCAGCAGCAGCATTTGGACTTGGTCCCATGGAAGTATCTGGTGAAATAGCCGTAAGAGGCCAATATTCTATTTTCAACGACGAGTTAATACGATACATGTTTGCGCACTATTTGCTAAATGTGTTGATGAAATATATAACACTTGCAAAGTCGCCACAAATAGTTGTGGAGGAAGTGCCAGTTCCGGAAGGAATGGAGCAAGACTTAATGTCTGTTTTAGAGGCGCAAGACGAACAAAATGGTGTTGGACTTTTGTCTGAAATGTCGATGGTTGCGGCTGAGAATGTCGAACTCAAAAAGGTGGTTGCTGAATTATTAGGAGTTTTTATCAACATGATGATAAGCGACAAAGCCGCCATCAATGTCAACAAAAAGAGTATCAAGGAAGATATAACGCAATCAAAAGACAAGGAGAAAGATATTATTACAAGGGAGTTGCGCGATATGCAGCAAGATGAGCGCCAGATGGAAAATCTGATGAAGAAGTTGCGCATCGGTGACTGGAATGTCGGCGGAACCAAAGGTCTGCGTTTCTATGTTCCTGAGACATATGAACAAGAGCGTGAGGCAATGGAGTCCGAATTCCAGCGCGAAGAGGCACTTGCAAAACAGGAAAAACGTATTAAAAAGAACGACAAAGTCACACAGCGTATGCGCGACGTATTTACTACCGAGCAAGAAGAAAATATGCAACAAGAAGCCCTCGTCGATGCAGAAATAGAAGACGATTTCCGTTTGCAAGGTGATGATGACGAGTATGGTGCGGACGATGATGGTGAATTTAATCCACGCGATGGTGGTCTAGGAGATGATTGATTGATGACTAGATAAATGCATCTAGCCCTCCCACATTTTTAGATGCATAACATAATATAACATATATTGCCATTCGAATATATGTTATACTTTTCGCCGTTTATCGTAACACAACTGAAATTCATTTTTCAACATTTCAAAGCATTTTCAGTCACAACATGAAATTCCAAAAATATGCACACATTCCCTCGCCATAAGATTGCACATGGCGCCGCTGCTATCACATTGGGAAGCGTGTGGTTTTTGCGTTTTGGAATCATAAAAATGAAAAAGACAATGAATAAGTATTTTGGTGAAATGGAACAGAATAGTTTGAAAAGTGAATGATGTAATGTTTTTTCAAAAGTATTTTCGATTTTTGAAAAATGGACAAAAATAAATGTCCATTTTTGAAAAACGGCCTTGGACTTTTGAAAAAATGTTGAAAATCTCATTCAGACCATAATGCTCACAATTGCATTTTTAAGTTGAAAAATTTGTTACGATATTTTTTTGAGAAATTTTACAATATTTGTGAAAAGGGTTTAGGCGTTTTTTTATATACAAATTATATAATAAGATTATTTTAAGATTATTTTAAGATTATTTTAAGATTATGCCAAGAAAAGATATCGAATATTCGAATACCATTATTTACAAAATAACATGTAAATCTCCTGACGTTAACGAGGTATACGTGGGACATACAACAAACTTTGTTCAAAGAAAATATGCTCACAAACAATCATGTTCAAATATTAAATCACAAAACCATAATTGCAAGCTATACCAAGTGATAAGAAAACATAATGGTTGGGATAACTGGAACATGGAGATAGTTAATTTTTTTAATTGTAATGACAGCTACGAAGCACGAAAAAAGGAACAAGAATATTTTGTTTTACTTAAAGCTACGCTTAGTAGCATTGAACCATTACCATCACTAAAATCAAACCCAAATAATGTTACCATAGATGTTAAGGAGAGTAAAGAAAAAAAAATATATCATTGCGAACATTGTAATACAACATGTTCTAGTGAATACTCTTTTAAAAAACATAATGAGACGAGAAAACATAAAGAAATTTTGTCAGGGAAAAGAACACCGCCTACAGAATCATTGAATACTAAAAACTCTAATATGTTTGTATGTAAAATTTGTGACTTTAAATGCTGTAAGCAAAGTGAATACAAAAGACACCTTGAGACCAACAAGCATAAAAGAGTAACCGAGAGTAACAAAAAAACGCCGAATAATGCACATAAAATATTTGTTTGCATTTGTGGTAAGGTTTATAAGTATCGTCCTGGACTTGCAAAGCATAAGCGAACATGTCTTGCAACCGATGCACCTGTTTTGGAAGTCAAAGAAAAAGAAACGGACAAGCAAATGGAGATGCAAATGCATGACCAAATTGATAGTAAAACAGATAAAGAGTTAAAAGACCTTGTGAAGGACTTGATAAAACAGAATGGTGAATTAGTTAAGACGATAAATGAGATAGTTCCAAAGATAGGCACTACAAATAATATTACAAATAATACAAATAACTTTAATTTGAATGTATTTTTAAATGAGAAGTGCAAAGATGCTCTCAATATAAATGACTTTATTGACTCATTAAAAATTACATTAGATGACTTACTTTTTTCAAAAAAGAATGGAATTTCAAAGGGTATAACAGATGTTATGATAAAAGGTTTGAAAGAATTGGATGTCTATAAGCGTCCAATTCATTGCACAGACATTAAGCGCGATATTATGTATATCAAGGACGAAGACAAATGGCACAAAGATGATAATCATGATAAAATAAAAAATACAATTGTAAAAATTGCAGACAAAGAACGTTCTGCGTTACAACAATGGGCAATAGATAATCCAGACTGGATGGAAACAGAAAGTAAACAAATTGAATACTTAACTATGGTGCGTTCTATTTGTGAACCGATTGAAAACTACAACAATTACGAGCGTAAAATCATAAAACATATTGAAAAAGAAATAATAATAGACAAAAATAGTTAGTTAGGTTAGCTAGGTTAGTTAGCTAGGTTAGATAGGTTAGTTAGCTAGCTAGGTTAGTTAGCTAGCTAGGTTAGCTAGAAGCCGATAACTTAAAATAGAATATTTCGGCGAAATGGAAAGCAATAGTTTGAAAAGTGAATGATGTAATGTTTTTTCAAAAGTATTTTCGATTTTTCAAAAAAGGACAAAAAAAAATGTCCATTTTCGGAAAACGGCCTCGGACTTTTGAAAAATGTTTAACTTTTCAATTTAGACCATAATGGTCTGATTTGGTTTTTTGAGTTGAAAAATTTGTGACGATAAATTTTTTAAATATTTGCGAAAATGATTTAGACATTTTTATCTATGGACATTATATACTAATGTCTACTAACGAAAAAGTTCCAAAAGGTTCCGAAATCTTTTCTTGTTCGGCTTGTGACTATACTAGCGTCAGGGAAAGCCAATATAAGCGTCATTTGTTGACACGTAAACACAAAATACTAACAAATACTAAGAAAAAGTTCCAAAAAACCCAAGACGATAAATCGTATCATTGTGTGTGTGGACACTCATATAAATTCGCATCTAGTTTATGTTTTCATAAAAAAAAATGTCTTATGGTCTCAAGTTCGCCAAAGAACGAAGAAGGGTTATCATTATCCGTCACACCCAAAGATAATACGATTAGCAACGAAGTTGTAATAAAGCTTATCGAGCAGAATGAAAAACTACAGGAACAACTTATTAGCTTATCTCGTGAGAAAAGTGTTGTGAACAATATTGTTAATAATACAAATAACTTCAATCTTAATGTTTTTCTCAATGAGAAGTGCAAAGATGCTCTTAATATTAGCGACTTTATCGAATCTTTGAAGATAACACTAGACGATTTAGCGTATTCGAAGAACAAGGGACTTGTTGAAGGGATTACAAATGTGATGATAAAAGGTCTGCGAGAGTTGGAAATACACAAACGCCCTATCCATTGCACGGATGCCAAACGAGACACAATGTATATTAAAGATTGTGAGAAGTGGGAGAAAGATGAGAATCACGAGAAAATGAAAAATATGATAGTCAAGATTGCAAACAAGGAGAGGAATTCAATTTGTAAATGGGTGGAACATAATCCGGATTGGTTTGATACAGAAGCGACACAAATTGAGTATCTTACTATGGTGCGAAATGTATGCGAGCCGATAGAGAATGACGAGAGAAACGAGAGAAAAATAATACGAAATATAAGTCGAGAAGTGACTTTAGATAAAAGTGCAATGTAACAATTCGATAATGTAAGTAAAATATTTGTTGTATTTGTGTGCAAATATTTTACTTGTGATATATAAGATAAAATGTTTCAAAGCTGGATATCAAAAGATTATATTATTTATGTAGTAATACTTATTTTTATTATTTTATTTGGTCTTGTGAACGCATTTCGACCAACTATTATATACAATAAAGACATGAGTTTTCGCCGGTTTGGTATAGGATATAAAAACAAGTCGGTGTTACCAATATGGCTTTTTTCGATCGTTTTGGCTATCCTTGTGTATGTAGTTGTCATGTATATATATGACTATAAGAGCGGTCCAGTATATTGATATGACTTTGCTTGACTTTGCTTGACTCAGTTAGACGCATCGTAGACGAATCCTGCGGGGGTTGTATTTTTATCACTATTATCTTTATTGTTTTTAGCATAGTCTGAAGCTATTTTTTCTGCAATATCCGGGCTCAATGTGCATGGCTGGTTGATAATATAGTTATAACTACGCGATGTTACCAGAATACCCGCAAGCATATACCAGACAAATTGTGAGACCAAGTCTTTTAGTTTTACCATGCTTCTGAATTGTTCATATTTTGGAGTACCTACGCCTGCTGCTTCAGGTTGAAAAATGTCTTTACTTTTATTCCACTTTAAGTCAAAGTCATCTTTATTATCATAGTTAAACTGGTTCAGAAAAATAGATGGGTCGTTATATATATTCGAAATCGCCTTTGCTATTTCTCCCGTAGCCTGTGGTTTCAAAACATTCTGAACTACACTTTCTGCGCCGCCTATTTTAGCAATCGCATATCCAAACGTATTTGAAAATGGTTCTAACCATCCGGGGAAAATAGTAAGCAACAATTGTAAAAGTCCGAATATGAAAAGCATTGGAAAAATAGTTGCTACAACTCCTGTTGATGTTGCTTGTGGATTATTACATATTGTTTTTGCTAAAGATGAATTTATTGTTATTTGAACCGCTAGAAGTGTGCCAATATATATTATGTTAATTAAAGTTAACATTGTATCAGGTATACTATATTTTATAATCGTGAATATTAGCGTTATAATGAAAAATGCAAAAATACCTGTAGCGGGACTCGGTGGTTTAGCTGAAGGATTTGTGGTAGGGAAAGTATCAGGGGATTGTAGTTGTGGTTCAGTGGCCGGAGGCGCTACGGGAAGACCTGTGGTAGGGTTTGTCGGAACACTTGTTGGTTGAGTATTTGATGATGTTTTTGTTGTTAAGGTTGACGTTGACGTTGACATGGTTTATAATGTTATGTGTAATTATTACTGATATGTATTGTTTTTCTATATTTACTATGTGTGTATATTTACTATGTGTGTATATTTACTATGTGTGTATATTTACTATGTATAATATGTATAAATTAATTTATAAAAATAATATTATAATCTAATAGTTATTTTTATATTATTTTTGCTTTCCTATGGATAAACCAAGTCTTACAGAACCAGGTGTAACATTTTTTATGAGTAAAGTATTAAAACATTGTAGTCAACAAAAACACATGTTTAGTAATCTTGTATTTAATGTTATTTTATTTTTGGTATTTGTTTTGATAGTAGGTGGGTTTTTATATTATAAATATAGAGGAAAACTTACACCGGAAGAAAAGGAAAAAAAATTTAGAGAAGAAAAGCAAGATGTTTTAATGAGACTAAATGCACTAAATGTTAATATTGAAAAAGGTAAAAAAAGTGGAGCAAATTTAATTACCGACTTGCCAATGTGGGATGTTCAATCGTCGGATGTTATTGTTAACACGTATAGGTAGCTAGCTACTGCTACTGCAACTACTACTCGTAAATTATATGTGAGTAGATAAAACGTATGTAAATAGATAAATATTATAATAATATAATATAAATATAGAATAGTAAAATAGTAAAATAATAAATATTGTAACAATAGTATGTCACATCCACATATATCGATTGATAATGCACTGACTGAATACTATAAACTAAAGGACCAATATGATAAAACATATGATAGCAAAAAACATGCTATTATTTCAGATATTACAATTTCATACTCAAAAAAGAAGGCAAAGATTGCAGAATTATCACAGAAAAGAAAGTGTGTTGTTTGCAAAGCAGCAGGTGGGACTATTTTTACGAATGAGAACCGAATTTTAAAAGCAGTTTGTGGTAGTAAGTCACAGCCATGTGGTTTAAATATTGAAATTGCAAGGGGTAAGAAAGGAAATATTGAAAAGTTAATAACGCTCTCGTATAAAAAAATAGAAGACATCAAGGAAAATATCATAAAGTTTAAGTTGGATTTATTATTTAGGTATATTTCTGATGACCAACTCAAGCAAAAATTTGACGAGTCGAAAAAGGAACTCGAAACAGAACTTGTAAAATACGAGAAAATGTATAACATCTATATTGATAATACGAATAGCCCAGAAAAAGTAGAAAAATTAAAAGAGTTGAATGCTGAACTTTATACTTATGTCGAACAATTTAAAGCAATTATGAAAGAGTATATGGAGACAGGTCAAATTGAAGTTGTGAAACCGGCGATTGAAATTTATTTGAATTATATTGTTCCACTTGCTGAAAAAATCCGAAATACAACATATGTATATAGCGGGATTGAATATGACGAAAATACAAATGAGTATCTTTTAATACAGCAAATCAGTAATATAAAAAAATCGGAAATAAATATTGAGCGTCCGCAGGTTATTTCATTTGCAAAGTAAGTATTAAATGGTTGGTGTTGGTGCTGGGGTTGGTGCTGGGGTTGGTGATGGGGTTGGGGTCGGGGCTTGGATTTCCTTGTCGGATAAACGCCGATATGAACGTCCGTGATAAGAGTCAAGGGGTCCCAAAAATATATCACCATTTTTTACTTGTCTTGGTGTAGGGAATGCCGTATTTGTTACTTCAGTGACGAGCACAAGTTTGTCGGTTTGTTTCCAGTAACAATATGGTGGACTTATCAATATTTTTCCTTCGAATTTGTGTCTGGATGGATACGATACTCGAAGTTGCTGAACTGCTTCACAATACCATCCGTAGTATATTTGCTCGGATGCAGGTATTAGTGAAGCTGAATAATTGTCAGTCATTTGTGTATAATTTGTGTTTGATTTGATATGATACATTACTATCATATAAAATTCATCAATTTTATGGAGAGAGAAATTATAAATTTTATATATAATGTGAATATTGAATATCGATTATTGAATTATTTCTCTCCTTTCTCTCGTTTCTACATATAAGTTAGGCGGTGGTTACCATGTTTCAGACATCTCCAGAAGCTTTGATAATCCAAAGAAAGAACTAGCAAATAATGCACTCATAAAAATAAGTCCACTAATATTATAGTTTCCATCTGCATTAAAAACAGATGGAACAAACTTTAAAATATATTTTCTGGTTACTGGTAACTGAAATGCAAAATACAATATACCAACAATAACAGGAACTTGAATAAGTTTATATATATTTTCTACATTTGAGTTTACACTTTGTGATTTTTTATACTTTTCTTCACTTGTCATATCTTGGTCGTGTTCTTCAATGTAGTTATTTGATGACGCAGGACGCGGCCCATACTGGTTTACTTGTTGTGCATGTTGCGCTTGCGGATTAGGAATAAAATTTGGTTTTATTTGTGCATCGTTCATCATGTTGGATGTATTCATAGGTATATCGCGTGATGGAAGCGCGGTCATACCCGAAGCACTGGCTCTTTGTAGTCCTGAAATCATTTCATTCATAATATTGGGAGGAGGAGGCATTTGCTGCATTTGCGGCATTTGTTGTTGTGGTTGTGATGGTCCACCACCACCGCCGCCTAAACCCGAAATATTGGGATTATATACTTGCCCCTGAACTTGTTGTCCGGAAGAGTGCATACCCATCCCCATTCCCATCCCAACGCCACCTGCTCCACTACTTAGTTCCATTTTTTGTAAAACAACATTATTGTTCATATTCCCTGAACTTGGGTCAGTTGGAAGGTCGTCAATGCTTGTTGTGTCGCCCATTTTCTTAATATATTCTACAAATATTGATAGATTATATTTACTACGCAAAACTTACTTTCTTTTTTTTAGAATCACAGCTTTCTGATGAACTAGTGTAAGTATAGCACTTTTTACCATACATGTACGTCTCGTTCTCCAATTCTGTAGCTGATGGTGCTAGAAATTTTAAACATTTGTCTCCTATACAATCTTTTCTAAATAAAGTTGAAAGCCCAAGTCCTAAAATAACTGAAATAATATACTTACTAGTATCTGAATGCAACCATCTTTGAATATTCATTTAATATTTTTCTATTATTTGGTAATATATTAGTGTTAATATTGAGTATGTTATATATAATGTAACTATAATTATATATAACTATCATATAATTTATTAGACTATATAAGTAATAAACTAAACCTGAATAGGTATTTTTTTAATCGAGTTTGACATAAATGGACACTTCTTTTCGTTAGGAATAAATGTAAAACAATTGTCAGCTCGGTCTATATACTGGAATTTTCCAACATTGTCTATTGTGGGATAAATGGTTATATTTCTAGTAGGTGGGTTTGAAAGGTAAATATATATCAACCCTATTAGAAAACTCGCTATAAATAATGGTATTGAAATATACTTCATAAAAGTTATATGTAATGTAATGTATATAATATATATTAGTTATATAGTATACAAATAATTTATTATAATAAATCAGAAACTATTGATATTTCTGATTTCTCGACAATACACTTATCTACACAAGTGCAGTCTACATTATTTTCTCTTTTGGTGCAACCTGTTATTTGACACACAAATTTCAATTCTTTTTCACGTTTTAAAAATGTAGTGCAATAGACACAATCCTTGTTATTATCTTCACTTCTCTCGCTTCTCTCGCTTCTCTCATTCACCGCATTCACCGCATTCATCGCATTTTGTTCCTTAGAGTTATTTGAATTTTTAATCGATTCTTTTACAAACGCACTTAACATAAACATGTTTAAGGCATCATTGTATAGTTTCGGTTGTTCTATTTTTCGAAACGCTAAATTACTATGAATGAAGCTATAAGTAGAGTTATAACTACGGACTTTTGTAAATAAGGATAGTGATTTAATAGCAGTTCTAAACATAGCTGTAGTGTAGTGTAATGAACTATGGTAAGGAATAGAATACTGGTATTATTATACTATTTATGTTTATATTATTTCTATTTATACTATTTGTATTTCTATTTCTATTCCTATTCCTATTTATACCCGAGTGTTTTCACTTCTATCTAATATTGTATTATATCCACCACACCCTCCACATTTTAACCCAAGAGGATGATATATTACTTTGTCATTAAAACTGCAGTCGTTACATTTTATTTTTGTTAATATGCCTTCGCTGTTTCTTTCGTTTAACTGAATGATATTATCCATATGTTGTATAAATGTTTTCAACTCTTCGCCTTCTAATAATGTTTTTCTACATAAAGGACATGAAGTCTTATTATTTTTAAGCAATTCTTCTAAACATTTTTTGTGCATAGTGTGCCCACATGGCAATATTTTTATTGGTTCTTTTGACAAAAATATACTTTCTAAACATATACAACAATCACCTTTTAGTGCATTGGTGATACATTTGTGTGTATCTTTTAAGCTGGCAAGTATACAACCGCCACATTTATCACAATGAATATAGTCTTCTTTTTCATTACCTATACTACATATACGGCATATGTTACACTTTTCGCAATGATATATTTCACAAATATGGCTATCAGAATATAGATGACATATATCGCAGTAATATTTTGCAAAAATTGTATTATCGCATTTTTCATTTTTACACGAATTTGATACTGGTTGTCTCATGTTGCATTTATTACAAACAACTTCTTCTACATGGTAGCGATTCATTATATGGGTTTCCACTTTATTATCATGGCAAAATCTACATCCAAATTCTTGTCCACAACATTTTGCAATTAGTTTGCAGCCTGATTTATAATGTCCACACCATACCATGCTAGTAGCAGGTGTTTTTTCTATTGTTGTCATAATGTTATTGTATGATGTTAGTATCTATATAAACTATATTTGTTTATTTTATATCTTTTTGATATATCTTTTTGATATATCTTTTTGATATGTTATATACGGGAGAGAAACGAGAGAAATGAGAGAAACGAGAGAAAATAATAAATATATTAAAATATACATTCTAATATATTAAAATATACATTCTAATACATTTATTTACTAAAAATTGTATCTAAATTACTTGAATCAGGAGTGCTAGATGTTGGCGTCGACAAGGAGGAAGGTGTAATTGCATCTTTAATATACAATATATTTTCAACTTCTTTATTAACTGGAACAGCCGATTTTTGCCGGATTGTTTTATTATTATTATTATTATTATTATTATTATTACTACTACGCGACCCCATATTGGCTTCAACCATTACAGGTATAGTTTGCATATAAGACTTGGCATTGGCAGCTTTTGTCACATTTTTTCTTGTCTTTTTTTGTTTTTTCATATTCTTACGCGTGGTGGATGATCTAGAAGAACTGCCTTTTTCTTTCTGTATCTTTTCTATCTGGTTAATAATTGCATTCGATGCAATCGCTTTTGCTTCAAATGCCAGTTTTGCCTCGTTTATGATATCTTCATTTGTCTTTTTCGGTTTATTTTTTTCAATATAAGGCTTATTTGTAGGATTATTTTCGGGATTGTATCGAAGAAACCATTTCTCAAATTCACGGCTTTTGCGTTTATTTTTAAGACGTTTAAATTGTTCTGCTTTATCGTTGCGAATATCTTCAATCGTTTTTTGCTTTCCATAGCAAGATACACTAAATCGGCGCAATATTCCGCGCAATTTTACGCGATTTTTTTGCTGAATCTTGAACAGATATTCGCACATACATAGAATTCGTTTAGGGTTGAAATAGGGGCGATCAATATACAAAAAAAGCAAATAAAAACTAAGCATCGTGTCAATTGTTGCAATCCGGTATATTTTATTATCGACTTTAATCGTATTATAACTATGGCATGCTAAGGGTCTAAAAAGGTATACAACCGGTTGACTACCAACTTTTATTTCATAATGCGTCGATAAGTATTCTGACACGGATGGTTTTTTTTCAATACTTACGTCGCGAATATCGGCAGCTTCCAATTTTTCTTTAATTAACTTTGCAGTTTTGTCGGGGGAAGTAGACAACATATCAAAAACAGGGTTTTCAGTCAAATATTCGCGTTGTTGATTTTTTAAATATCGTGAATAAAGCGTAAATGCGTATCCGCCGATAAGAACTAGTTTCTCAGCTGACGTTGCCGCAGCATTTTTGATAACATCCTGTATTTTATCTTTTTCGTGGAAGTATTGTTTATTATATGAACGCGCGGAGAGTGATTTTGCGAATGAGTCGGGGTCGCAGTTGGTCGCTTTTAAGGGGTAGTTTTTGTTTAATAAGTTGAGACGTTTTAGGACTTTTTCCCAACGAGTTATATCGCCACTAGGGCGCGACAACTCTAAATACATTGCCATCCGTAGAAAATTCGGCGGGCAATATAAAATACCTTCTTTACTAACCGCGTTTTTTTTAAGACTACTAAATAATTTGCTGTCGATTTGGGTAATATCAGCGATTTGGAAAAAGTTGACGAATACCTTATATGTCCCATAGTGAACACCAGCTTTTGCTTCCACGCTAGAGAAACCTTGTCGGAAATAAATATCAGCAAGTTCTTTCGCATCGTTCATTGCATTCGGTGAAAAGAAATCGTAATCGGGTATTTCGATATTGCGATTATAAAATTGGTCTTCTTTGGGGAGAATATTATTAATTGCAGTGCCGCCGTAACATACAAGTTTCTTGTCATGGATAAACTTTTCAAGAACGTCTATGATATTTTTCATGATGGGGTTTTGCGCAACACGCTCGCCGCGTTTTTTTGCTTCAACATCCATGGCATTTTTTAATAATTCCAATTCGCGATTTTCATAGTAAATTGTGTTTAATAAAATATCTGTTCCATTATTCATGTTATTGAAATTAATTGGATATTATAGTTATATTATCTTAAGATAATATATTAAGACAAGTATAATATTATAAAAATATTATAATAGAACATGTCAGGTTCAAAAATAACAATAAACCCTCAAGAAGATTTTTTTGAAATTTTAGAGAAAGCTCCTGTAACACCTTTACCGGGTAGTGTTTTTATAAAAAATGACAATACATTGGATAAATATATTAATGAACCTATGCCTATGCCTATGTTTCCAAGTTCTACAAACAAACCTATTTCGCCTCCGATTTTTAAAACTACTTTATCTCCGGTTAAGGAGGTAGATGAAAATGACGAAGTAGGCGAACTAGGCGTGTATGGTGGTGGTTCACGCAATCCTAAAATAAATAGTGATGAAAATTTATTTATTGTTGTTTTAGATCTACACGGAGGGTATTCTATTGATAATAAAAAAGGACCGGTTACGAGTATTACAAAAAGAAATGCTCCATTAATAGAGCCAGGAAATAAATTTGATGGATACGAATCTTTAACAATATGTGGTGCAGCTCCTCCATCTCAAATCAATACTGCTATGCCTAATACAATCAATCTGTTGTATCATCCTATTATTATTGTTAACTTATTTAAATTTTCAAAAGCACTTAGCATAAAACTATCTTCAGTATATGTGCCAATACCAGTGCCAGTGTCAAAATTGCGTAGTTCTACACGTGCATCTTCCGTTCATTCTAAAAAAAGTATAGGTAGAGGTGGAGGGTATAGAACAAAAATTAAAAAAGTTACTACACCTACACTTAGACCTAGAACCCCCGTGGACTTACCTCTACCCACATTTGCTAGTATGATGCAAGTACCAGGGTCAATTATTCGTTCAGGTTTATCAAAATTTCCAAAAGTAGTAAGTTCGATTCAAAAAGTTAGTCGCGATATAAAAAAAAAATTATTTTCACTCGTAAGCGGTTGTATTAAAATAGAAATGAGTGACTTTAAAGTTAACTATGCATTTTTAGATGCTAGTCATGAAAAATATAATATTTTAGAAAAAAATATCGTTAATGCTATTATGTGTATGAGTCGTCATGGTGTTTTAAAAATAAACGATGATTTTTTTAATGCGTTCTCTTATTCATTATTTTGTGGTTTACGACAACACGATGAAGGATATTTTTCTGAATTTTGTAAATATGCAGTTTCAGTAGCAGAACCAAATTCAGTGTCATGCATAACTCGTGAACATGCATTAGCAAATGCTGGTGAAAGATTTCCATGTATAAGAAGTATCATACAAGGAGGCGCTTATAATGCAAATCATGTTGAAAAAATGTACCAGTATGATTCTAAAACGGATGCTCATGATGGAACGCATGTAAGAATATATAGATACGCCATGGTTTCAAGTATAGATGACAAAGGTGAAATATATATAACTCCTCAAATAAATTTTATTGATGTTGATATAAGTGAAATTTTTGATACAACAGCCACAAAGACTAGATATTATGAAATATCCCTGAGTGATTTATCTTTAAGAATTTCATCTATAATAGATAAAATATTCTTTGGTGGGGGAGTAGTAAAAAAACATGTTTCTATATTAGATCTTAGTTGTTCCGGTTTTGAGGAACCTCAAATAGAAGTTCCTTTAGTATCTGATGATGTTGGAATGGGAGGAACCAGGAAAGTAAGTCGGAAAAATATTACGACACGTAAAAACAAGAGAAAGGAGAGAAACGGGAGAAATAAATCAAAAATAGGGAATCGAAGACTAAGTAGACGAACTAGAAAATATAAAAAATAAAAGAAGTTAAAATGTTATGTGAAAATATTGTTATATAACTATTGTTGTTGTTATCAAAACAATAGTTATAATATCATAATATCATAATAGTTGTGTAATATATTTTACATATTTTTACATGTTTAAAAATTAAGTTTAATACCTCCAACCTGAATGGTTTTCTTTGTGCTATACAGAAGGTCCTTATCAATCTTCTTAGGTTCAGGTATAAAGACAGGAACATATAGTAACTCAGCAGGCCTTGGAACAAATGCACACTTCATATTGTCAAAGAAATTATTATACGAAACAAGATTTTGGTCATTATTTTGGAAGTTCATTGCAATAAACTGACACCCCAACATTCTAGGCACAACATAGATATAGTTTGTATTATTTTCATTCAAGTCCGGCAAAACAATTGTCATATTTTGACGATTAAACTCTATTATTTCTTTCGGGGAATTTGTGTTCTTAATATCTGTAAAACGTTTTTCATGAATAAAAACAGAGTTTGTTGTAATATTGGTAAGTTCCCACATGTTTGGAGAACGATATAATATAGGCATACTACCCGTATTGCTATTTTTCTCCACCATAATAATGACTTTTCCGTTTATAGTATCAACTAAATCTTTAATCGGCGTTCTTGTCATATTTTTGCCATTTGATTCACGCATAAATTCAATTGGTAATAATTTTGTTTGGAATGTTTCTGCAATAATTGCAGCAAGTTGGTTGATAGTATTTACATTGTTTGTTTTGAGTCGAAAGTGAAGAAACAGGGGGTCGGTTGGATTAGGACAAAAACGCTGTTTTTCATCTGTAGACGCTGGGTCAATTTTTGGAAGTGTGCTTCCATTTGAATTTAATGCATACGTATTTACGGCTGACAATACATCAGCTGCATATAAAAAGTTATAACTTTGTTTTACACCAATTTGGTCAATTGAAGATACTGCGACAACAGGTGTATCATTCAAACAATAAATTTCAAAATCGAGACATCTGCAACCTTGTGCAATGACATTATAAAGAGCACACATCGTTACATAGTCGCTTTTGAAGTTACCTGATGCACAGCAATTGTATGCAGTTTTGATATAAAAGTCGCGTATATTTTTTCCCATATAGTCAGGTGATGTTAACTTACTGCTTAAAGAAGTTAATTGCGATGGTTTAGGATTTGCTTTTGATATAATACCGCAGTTTACTTTTTCGAGATTTAGTTTGGCAGTAATATATGTAATGACCCAAAGTAGAATAACAATCACAAATGATATACCAAACCAGTGGATTGCCACGGGTGAATTGCCAAGATCTCTAGCGTGTTGTATGTCAAAGTCTCGCACTGCTTTGAATGCAGATTTAATCGTATTTGCTGCTGCTTCTCCTGCTGCTTGAATATTTTGTCCAGTAGATGGTAATGACGACGATGATGACATTTAATAATAGTAATATTAGTAATAATAGTAATAGTTTGATGATTTGTTTTAGTGTGCTTGTTGTTTTGATAATGATGTTTTATATAATATATATTTTACTATATAATTTACTATATAATTATAACTATAATAAATATTAAATATATTAAATATATATTATATAAATGGCTGGCGGATTGCTAAATCTTGTATCTTATGGAAATCAAAATGTTATACTAAATGGAAACCCTACAAAAACATTTTTTAAGTCAACATATGCAAAATATACGAATTTTGGAATGCAAAAATACAGACTTGATTTTTTTGGGACGTCTTCGTTAAAATTGACTACCGAATCTACATTTACATTTTATATTCCCAGATACGCGGATTTATTAATGGACACGTATCTGGTTGTAACCTTGCCGTCGGTGTGGAGTCCAATATGGCCACCAACGAGTTGTGCTGAAAATTGGGCACCATATGAGTTCAAATGGATTGAAAATTTAGGTACACAGATGATTAAAGAAATTGTCATATCCGTTGGTGGACAAACGCTGCAAGTATTAACCGGCAAATATTTACTCGCACTTGTTCAGCGCGATTTTTCAGATGACAAGAAAAAACTATACGACGAAATGACTGGAAATGTGCCTGAACTAAATGATCCTGGAAATTCGGGTAGTCGTGTAAATGCTTATCCTAATGCGTATTATACTACGCTTTCACAAGGCGCAGAGCCATCAATACGAAGCCGTAAGTTGTATATCCCTATAAATGCATGGTTTACATTGTCAAGCAAAATGGCGTTTCCATTGACTTCGCTTCAATATAATGAGCTAAAGATAGATGTTGTAATGCGCCCTATTCAAGACCTTTATACGATACGTGATGTTATGGATGTTGCAAATAACTATCCAAGTGTTCGCCCGAATTACTCTAAAGAATATATGCAATTGTATCGTTTTCTACAGACACCCCCAAGTGTTTCACTTGATAAAAATACATATCAAAATCCATCGCAGTCAGATTGGAATGCAGATATACACTTAATAAGCACATATGGATTTCTATCTAATGAAGAGGCCAATTTGTTTGCTAGAAATGAGCAAAAGTATTTAATAAAATCGGCATATGAGTGGAATTTCGAGAATGTAACAGGAACGCAGCGTGTATGGCTTGAAAATACGCTTGGAATGGTGAGCAGTTGGATGTTCTTTTTTCAGCGAAGCGATATCAATCTGCGCAATCAGTGGAGCAACTATACAAATTGGCCTTATAACTACTTGCCATATAATGTCGTGCCTGCGCCGGCATCACCCGCTCAAGCGGCGGCAAATAATGTAGGAGTAACATCATTTGGATGCGGTTTACCACCATATAGCACAGGTTTTGCACCAGGATACAATCCGGTAACATCAGGGTCAAATCCATTCTATATCACACAACCATTTAATGTGGAAAATCAGCGTGATATATTGATGAACTTGTCAATTCTTTTAGATGGAAAGTATCGCGAGAATACTCTTGATGCAGGTGTATACAACTACATTGAAAAATACGTGCGAACAAAAGGAAATGCACCCGATGGTCTGTATTGTTATAATTTCTGTATTGATACAGATCCTTTTAATACACAGCCATCCGGTGCGCTAAATACAAGCAAGTTTTCAAATGTTCAGTTTGAATTTACTACATATTATCCGAAAAATAACCCAGATACGCAGTTTTTAACCATTTGTGATAGCGCAGTTGATCCGGTTACAAATACACCAATTCCGATTGGTGTAAATAAACCAATGTGGCGCATCTACGAATATAACTACAATTTGGTTATTTTAGAAGAGCGTTTCAATGTTGTTACATTCATGTCTGGAAATGCGGGTCTCATGTATGCAAGGTAGTTTTTAACATCGTTGTCGTAGTAGTCGTAGTGGTAGTAACACTAGACAAGCGATGTATTTAGTTGTTGTGACACATGAACAAATGTTGTGCAAAGTGGCATGTGTTTGATACACGATGCGTTGATATAAGTGCAAGTGCTTCGTAGACCTCCCAGAAAATCAAGAATAGTGTTTTCAATCGGTCCGCGATATGGGACGCGAACAAGACGTCCTTCCGATGCACGATATTCATTCATACCTCCGTAGTGTTTTTTCATAGCATGGGATGAACTCATGCCGTAAAATATTTTAGATTGTGAGCCGTCGGGATTTGTAACCAGTTCGCCCGGATTTTCGTCGTGACCGGATAATGCGCCACCCATCATG